TACCAAGATACTCAAGATTTATCGATGTCTTTTGAAATCGTCAACAAGCGTAAAGAAAGAGAAAAGAAACTATCTGAACTTGAAACAAAGAAAGATGAAGTAAAATCACATCACGTTTTTACAATCGAAGACGATAAAGACGCTCAAATTGTTAAGTTACTTTTAGAGCAAAACAATATTAAATTTAAATATAAAAAATATTAAAGGAGTTTTTAATTATGACAAACAATACTGAAGTAAGACACTCATTACCATTAGAGGAAGTTGAATACAACGAAGGTGTAGCAACATTAACATTCTTAGACAAAGAGCAAGGTCAAATCCTACAAGTTAAGTTGTTTAGTAAAAAGTTCGATAAAGACGCTAAAAAAATGGTCGAAGATACCGAGCAAGCAGAACGCGCTGAAAAACATGCTCAAGATTATTTCGGCGTAACTTTCGAAGATTTGAATAAAGCAGTAGGTCAAGAACATGACATTTATGTATATGATCGTTTCTGTTCTTTATGGGAAGTAGATGTAGTCGAAAAACTAAATAAAGATATGGAAGGAGACATCTTCCAAACAACTATTGAAGAGGTTAAAGATGACGGTAAAGGGATTCGAATCAGATTCAAGCATGAAGGAAAAACGTACGAGTCTAAAATGATGTATTCAGACTACAAAGAAAGCTTAGGTCAATGGTTTGTGAATCCTAATAAACAAAATGCTCAATACAGTAAATTTGAAGATAAATTCGGTGTGACTATCGATAATGCAGAAGAAATTGTAGGTAACGACATTATGGTTGAAGTTAAAGTAGCATTCGGTAAACATGCGTACGCAGAGATTAAAAAACCAAAATGGAATAAATAATAGAACAGGTGATTTGAATGGAATCAGCAGCAGTTAAAGATGAAGATTTATTGTTTTATGATATTGAAGTCTTTAAACACAACACTTTTGTTGTGTTTAAGGACATTAATAAAAAAGAAGTAGGTTTGTTTCACAATGACTTTAACGGTATAGCAGAGTTAATAAAAAATAAAATCTTAGTCGGTTATAACAATCATTTCTACGATGACAAAATTCTAAGCAATATGTTGAACGGTTATACGCCTGAAAAAATTAAACAGATCAATGATGAAATCATTGGTGGTAAAAGACACGCTTATCGTAACAATCTATTACCTCGAACACTCGACACGTTCCAACAAATCGATGTCAGTAAACCTTCACTTAAAAGAGTAGAAGGCAACGCCGGTAAGATGATTTTAGAATCAAGTGTTGACTTTACAATCGATAGAGCTTTGACACCTGGAGAACTTAAAGAAGCGATTGATTATTGTAGATATGACGTTGATGTAACTATAGACATTTACAAAAGAAGAAAAAAATCATACTTCATGCCTAAGTGGTCACTAGTAGATAGATTGAACAACCCTAAAGCAGATAGATGGAATACTACAACTATCAGCGCAAACGTACTTACAGATAGACCATTGCATAAATGGTCAAGTATTCGTTTACACAAAGATGTGAATAAGTTAAAGCATGAAAAAAATCAAGACATGTTGTCTTTAGTACCTGAAAAGGTTCAAGAATTATGGTTGAACAAAAACAAAGGCGCTGTAACAATCGACGAGTTCGGCTGCAATATTGAGTTCGGATTTGGTGGACTGCATGGAGTCAATAAGACTAAACAAGATGTAAAGAATGTAAAACTTTTAGATGTAACATCGATGTACCCTTCGATATTGATTAATATCAACGGTTTAGAAAGTGCTACTAAGATTTATAAAGACATTTTACAAGAGCGTAAAGAAGTGAAACATAAAGATAAAACTCTATCAGACGCTTTGAAACTTGTTTTAAACAGTGTGTATGGAAATTTAAACAATCAGTATTCACTTTTATATGATCCTAACAAACAAAAATCAGTATGTTTTTACGGTCAAATCGCACTTTATGATTTGTGCAAACGATTGTCCAAGTCTTGTGAAATTATCAACATCAACACTGACGGTGTTGCGTTTATTACTGACAGTGAAGAATATAAAGATGTTTGGCGAGAATGGGAACAAGATTTCAAATTGACACTTGAAGAAGATGAATTCACTCACTTTATACAAAAAGATGTGAATAATTACGTAGCCTTAGAGCCGTCAGGAGATATCAAAACTAAAGGCGGAGATGTAAATAACTATCACGATAACAATTGGTTTAAAGCCAACACGGCTAGAATCATAGATATAGCAATTACAGACTACTTGTTATTCAAGAAAGACCCTAAAAAAACACTAATTGAAAACTTAGACAATCCTATTTTATATCAATATATTTTACAGTCATCACGTAAATTCGCAGGAACATTTGATCAATATGATAAAGAGTACCAGCGTATTAATAGAATTTTCCCCACTAAAAAAGAAAGTGTAACATTGGTTAAACGCAGACTTGACGGAGGTATTACAAAATTTCCAAACACGCCCCAAAATATGTGGGTGTTCAATGATGATTTATCAAAAATTGATGTCGACGAGTTCAAAAGAAATATCGATTTGAACCATTATTTAGAGATTATCATCGATAAATTAACAAAAGGTTGGAATGCTTGGTCAAGTTAAACCAAAGGTTAGATTAGAAAGAGGTGAACGATTTGACCTTTGTTGAATACGAAAAAGGCAAAAAACATGCAGGCAAGAATGCTGATGAATCGGAAACATCGGATAGTTTTGAAGATTGCGGTATCAAACTTACTGATAAAGATTTAGTAATTGATATAGATGATGTACCGAAAGAGGTTATTCACGCTATTATTCAATTCTTCAATATAGAAACACAAACAGTCTGGACAGACAGAGGCGTACATTTTTATTTTAAAAAACCTGAAAACTTCAAAGGCGCTAACGGAATAAGTGCTTTAGGTTTTCCAATCGAATACAAACACATTAAAAACACAAAATCAGTAACAGTCAAACGTAACGGAATTTTAAGACAAATCGACAACGAAGGTGTCAGAGAGAACTTACCTGAAATCTTTCAAGTAAACAGAAAGATTAAAAATAACTTGTTAGGTATGGGTGAATCAGACGGTAGAAATGACGCTTTATATAAGCACAAAATGGCTATCTATTCGCTCAAAGATACTGTAAAGATACTAAACTTCATAAATGAGTTTGTGTTCGCTGACAAGCTTCCTAACGATGAAATAAGCACTATTGCAAGAGACGAAGCGATAGACACTAAAGATATGAGTTTTGACACTATCGCTAAATCATTGGTTAACCAATATTACGTAAGGTTCTACAACAACGTTTTATTCTTCAGAGACGATGAAGGTAAGTTCATCAATGATGAAAATATGCTGAAAAGGAAAATACATCAGTTTTTAGATCAGAAAGACAGTAGAAACGTTGAAGAGGTTTACAAACAACTTCTACTCATGGCTCCAATCATAACACTAGATGACGATGAGTCTTTTGAAATCCACTTTAATAACGGCTATCTTCATGAAGGTAATTTTTACGAAATGGAAAGTAAGACGTTTACACCTTACCACATAGATATTGATTACCACTATGACGCTGAACCGGTAAAACTCGTAGACGATTATTTAAATCATTTGAGCAATAATGATGAAGAATATAAGAAGCTGATTTTAGAAGTTTTAGCACATACATTGATTATCAATAAAGAGTTCAAACGTATGTTAGCAAAATTCTTTATATTTGTCGGTGACGGCGGAAACGGTAAAGGTACTTTATTAACCATTATAAGAGCTATTTTGAATCGTAAAAACTGCAGCGGTTTATCTATCGGAGATATGGCTGATGAACGTTATTTTGTCACAATGCAAGGTAAATTAGCCAATCTTGGTGACGATATTCAAGACGAACCTATCAATAATAAACAAATGAAAGCTTTAAAAAACATTAGTACATGCGACTTTGTAAGTACACGTCAATTATTTCAACAAGCAACAGAAGTTGAAATGACATTGAGCCTGATATTCACCAGTAACCATATTCTAAAATCTTGGGAAAAAGGCGATTCATATAAACGTCGTGTCATGTGGCTGCCTATTTACACTAAGCCCGCTAAAAAAGAAAAGAACTTTATTCAAAAACTAACTACTCAAAAAGCATTGGAATATTGGATTAGATTAATCATCGAAGCGTATAAGAGATTGTATGAAAATGAAAGGTTTACAACATCTAAAGTCGTTGAGAAGTTCAACGATCAATACCATGAAGAAAATAATAACTTCTTATTATATCTTCAAGATTTCGAACGTAACGATTTCCTTCATATGAAACCTAAGCAGATTTATGACGAATACGAAGCATGGGCTGAAGAAAACGATTTAAACGCACAATCCAAAAAACAGGTCAAAGACACCATAGAAAAAAACTACGGACTTGTTGTTAAAGGTAAAAAAATCAACGGCACAACACAAAGGGTTTATGTAGAAATAGACAAAAATGATGAGGAGGTGCAATCGTGACTCAAGAAGAACGCTATTACGATACAAAATGGAGATTTGAAAATCACTTCGGCGACGATATGAAAGATGAGCTGATTGAAGATTCGGCTGAGTATATTCATTATCTTGAACAAAACAACCGTGAGCTTTTATTGAAAATCGAAGCAATGGAAGATGAGATTGAGGAGTTGAGAATATGCTGAGCAGAGAAGAACAGGAGTATCGAATTGCTTTAGGTCAATCATTGAGAAGGTACAGAGAAATGATCGGTTTGTCCTTAAGAGATGTTGAAAATGTAACTGATATAAATAGAGCTATGATTCACGGTTATGAAAAAGGGACACGTAAAACACCTATTGAAAAATTACATCAACTGGCGGATGTATATTTGACAAAAACCTCTTTCATAGTACAAGGAGCATACGACAGACTGGAGCATGGTATCGGTAAAGATCCTAATAACTTTTTAAAAATTGAATTAGATTTAGATTGTACAAAGATTATAGTTAAATCTACAATCAGTGATCAAATAGAAATTATACATTTAGACCATAAAAATATACATTCTCTTAAGACTAAATTCAACATTTAGAAATGAAACCATGAAACACTTATCTCCCCTAAAAATGAATTTAATCGGTGTTACATGTTTTCAAAAATAACGATTTTCAAAAAATCAAAAATCCCGTCAAATCAACGTTTTGAGTTACGTTTTTTTCAGAAACGTAACTAAATGTAACTAAAACGTAACTGGGTTGAGCCTTACTCTCCGTTACGTTTTCAGCTTTCGGTTACAAAGTTCAACTTTATTTCTATAAAAGTAGTATATATATTGGTTTCTTTTAAAAATATAACGTAACCTGTCACAAAAAACAAAATGTGCTATTTTGCAGGAGAATGAGCAAAGTAAAATGTAACTTGTGACCTGAATGGTAAATTCCTTGGGAGAGTAAGGATAAGCCGGTTACATTTTGGATTTTGAAAATGTAACTAAAACGTAACTTGTGACCGCATAAATATGCAAAATAACATGAATATTATGTATAAAAATAGAAGGTGATTAATTGAATTATGATGACGTAGAAATGCAATTCAAATGCACAGTGACATTTACAGCTAAAGTCAAAGATACATTTCACAAACACGAAAATACACAAGCTATGGAAAATAGTTTGATCAATAAAATTTATGAAGAACCAGAGGCCTACTTGGATGATTTAGAAGTCACAGATGTAGAGCGGTTATTGTAGGAGGTTAAGGTAATGTCTAGAAATACAATTTATGTAAATAATAAAGCGGTGGCGTTGACACCAGAAGACATGCGTCAGATTAAATGCAAGGCTTTGAATTTATTGCTGGTTGAAAAACGCATGAACCATGGATGGAGTAAGGAAGAAGCGACTACCCTGCGTAGAGATTATATAACTAAATGGGGTTCTATTTATTGGAGAAGAGATTTTCCAGATGTAACTTTATATGTACCTTTGAATGAGATGAAGAAAATCAAGATCGAAAGATACCAAATCAATAAAAAGTATCAAGAAGGCAAGAGCTTTGAAGAAATCATAGGAGACGACTTTGAATATTATCTTGAAGAACATAAACCAACATTTAACGTAGACGAAATAGAAAAGAAAAAGAAGTTAGCAGAACAAGCAGAAGCACGTAGAAGAAAAGAGCGTCCTTGGTTATATGACGGTACACCGCAGCCGCCATATGCACGAGATAAATACACACAATGGCTTATGGAAACATCTATCTATCCAAAGGCGGTGCGTTAGATGAATGATATTAGAGATTTAAAAAGAGATGATCGTATTATCTTATGGCAGTACAGAGGATTGAATGTGCAGGACGGTCATGCAGGCGTTGTTATACGAGAAGTTGATAGACTTGGCAAACAATCAGTAATAGTTCAGTTAGATGGCATTGAAGACCCGTTCGAGCTTACTGATGAGGATTACTTCGATAAGAAAGCTGAACATTTTGAAGATTGCAAAAACATTCCTGAGCATTATCAAGGGACAGGTGATATTGATGTTATCGAATTTTGTAGACAACACTTTACACCCGAAGAGTTCAGAGGCGCAATGAAGTTTAATCTTATTAAATATCCAACAAGGCTGGGTCGTAAAGACGCATTAGTTAAAGAGCTGGATAAAATCATCGATTATGCGCAACGTCTCAAGGAGGGACTTTAAATGAATTTTATAGATATCTGCTCCGGGATAGGAGGTTTTCGTTCTGCGTTAGAGAAACACGGTCATGAATGCGTGGCATTTGCAGAGATAGATAAGTTCGCAAAACAAAGTTATAGGGCTATATATGATACAGAGAATGAAATAGATATAGGTGATATTACACAAGTTAGCGATGAATATTGGCAACAGTTTAAAGGCAAGTGCGACATTATCGTAGGTGGAACGCCTTGCCAATCATTCTCGATTGCAGGTAAAAGAAAAGGTTTTGAAGATACTCGAGGCACAGTGTTTTTCAGTTACGTTAATGCAGTCAAGAATGTTGAACCTAAATATTTCATCTTTGAAAACGTAAAAGGTCTTATTAGTCACGATAAAGGAAATACGATCCGAACAATGTTGTTGGCATTTGATGAAATCGGTTATGAACTAGATTTCGATATATTTAACTCGAAATATTACGGAGTGCCGCAAAACAGAGAAAGAATATACATTGTAGGCAAACGCAAATCTGATGAAGAACATAGAAGAGTGGAAGGACAAGCAAACATATTTGAATACTTATAGTGAGGGGATTGGGAATGGTCACAAAATTAGAACAACTAAAAGAATGGGCAAAACAAAATATCACGTTGATTGACCTTTTACCAAATAACAACGGTTTACAGGTTACAACACGCTTAATTGATGTGCTAGAAGATGAAGTTGATGAAAAGTATTATTTGTCAGAAGAAAAGACGAAAAGGCTAACGCTTAATGAGGATTTGAGTGGAAGATTAAATCATTATGATTACAGAGATGTAGACAGTGTCCATAGTGTGAATAAGGTTAGTCCTACACTTAACACAATGCAAGGTGGGGATAGACAACCTAAAGTGGCAGTCGTTGGAAATACATCTAACACTGGCTACCGTTCACAAGACGTTTACGATATAAATGGTATTTCGTCTACGTTAATGAGTAGAGATTATAAAGGTCCTAAACAAATTGCAGTTCCAGTTCTAACACCAGATCGATTGGACAAAAAACAAAACGGTAGAAGGTTTAAGAACAACGATGAACCGATGTTTACGTTAACTAGTCAAGATAGGCACGGGATAGCTATTAAAGAAGCACCTAAAACAGTATTAACTGGTAATTTAAGAATTCGCAAACTAACACCTTTGGAATGTTGGCGACTTCAGGGCTTTACAGACGAACAATTCTACAAAGCTAAAAATGCAGGCGTAAGCAAATCTCAGTTATATAAACAAGCAGGTAATGCAGTAACTGTAAATGTTGTAGAAGCTATTGCAGGTGCATTATGAGAGAACTTACAAACACAATTAAACAGCGTTTCAAATCAGACACACGAGGACGCAGTTTAACGCAACTAGAGCAAGAATTACAAAGTAGAGGTGTAAAAGGGTTTGTGATTGATGCAAGCCCCACACGCATTACTGCAATCGTTGCTAGAGAGGATTGTTTGAAAAACAGGAGGAATTGGAATGATACCTAAATTCAGAGAGTTTGATAGAGAAAGACATAGAACTGATTATCAGAAAGGCATGAGTTATGCTGAAAAACAAGACTTTGATATGGGATTCACTATTTGGTTCGACCATATTGAAGACCTGGATTTAATCGAAAAAGATGGTACCATTAATAGAATTGTGATGATGTCGACTGGTCTGAAAGACAAAAACGGAAAAGAAATTTATGAGGGTGATATTATCGACAAAGGTTATTTAAATGGAGTTCACGATGAAATTGGTGTAGTTACATTTGGTACTGGTTTTGACAGTGACGGTTACCAATCTGAAAGTTGGTTAGGTTGGGTGACAGATAAAGGTTCGTCAGTTCTTGATGTCCATGAAAAATGTGAGGTAATTGGTAATGTATTTGAAAATAAAAATTTATTAAGTGAGGATGAAATTGAGTGAAACCTCGTGAGTATGAAAAGGCTTGGCATACGCTGAAAGAAAAGATGTTAGCGGACTATGTGAGTGTACGCAAAGAGGAAGATGACATTAAGAAAAATAAAAGCCAACACTATCAATTTCAAGTAGCTAATGCATTGGTAAGTAAAAATGAATTGCAAAGATTATTAGAGGTCATGGACTATTTAGATAAAACAAATGAGTTCAGTAATTTACTACATGATCTAGAGAGGGGCAGTGAGTGATGGCATACAAATACATGGAAAAACAAGTAGAAGGTGCTAAAGCATTGGCAGAAAAGTACCCTGACATGCAAACACATCAAGATATTTACAAAGAGCATGTAGAGGTGCTGGAAAAGGCAAAGGCGTTTGATCGCATTAAAGATGAAGGTGATTATGCTAGTGATGCTGAGGAATATGCGAGCATCGTAAGTTATATAATTGAAAACTTGGAGGACAAAAAATAATGACTAAATTACAAATCAAATTATTATCTGAAAACGCAACAATGCCGACACGTGCAAATGCAACGGACTCCGGTTTAGACCTATATGTGTCTGAAACAACAGTGATTGAACCTCATACAACAGTCGCAGTTAAAACAGATGTTGCAATTAACTTACCTTATGGTTATGAAGCACAAGTCAGACCACGTTCTGGTAAATCGCTTAAAACTAAACTGCGTGTAGCGTTGGGTACGATAGATCAAACTTACCATAAAGAGATTGGAATTATAACAGATAATATCAGTAATGAACCTATAACTGTTAAACAAGGTGAACGTTTAGCGCAGTTAGTCATTGTACCCGTTTCTTATATGCAGCCGGTAGAAGTAGGAGCGTTTGAAAATGAAAGCAATAGAGGTGCATACGGTAGCACAGGATATTAAACAAGCTTGGCGGTTCGTCCGCCTTGCTTTTAGGAGGAATAAATAATGGGAATTATATTTTCATATGTAACATGGGGGCTACTTGTATTGCTCATAATTGCGAATCTTGTAAAAGAATTTATATTTTTTAAAAACAGAAAAACCAAAATAAACTTGTTTGTAGATTCATTGCATTCAACGATGTATGTATCTCCTAATAAAAAAACTACTGATGAAGAATTACAAAAGATAATTGAACAGTATAATAACACTTATCAAGTTAAAATTATCGAGCCTAACCAAAACATCACAGGTATTAACAAATATGTAGTAGATTTTACGCATAATAAGAAGGAGTCTTGAATATGATTAAACCAATACTTAAACTAATCTTAACGCTTACACTATACGAAGCAGCTAAATACATCACTGAACAACTTATCATTTACCGTACAAAGAACGATGATGTGGAAGCACCTAGCGACTTTAACATAAACGATCATATACATCTTAATAATTTAAAAGCAGAGGTGAGTGATTGATGTGGATAGCACTAACAATACTCTTCGCTCTTCTCTCTTTTGTACTTCATATGGCGAATAAAGAGTTGAATGAAGAACTAAAGTTAAAAAACATTATTATTGCTAACTTAAGGGAGGAAAAACGCATTGACAAAAATTGAACCTGCGACTTTCAGATACATTGAAAGTGAGATTTATAATCTTGAAGCAACTAAGAAAGATATTAAGAAGTTGAGGCTTGAAATACTCAATCCTACTCAACAGGTTGATGATAATATCGTATATGGTCCATTGCAGAAAGGGGAACCTACACGTACGACAGAAGTCATGGCTACAAGACTTATGACGAATAAGATGTTACGCAATCAAGAGGAAATGGTTCAAGCGATTGAAAGCACTTATAGTAAGTTGCCAGAGGATTATAAGAAAATCATACGCTTAAAGTATTGGTCGCCAGATAAGAAGATGAAAATGGAACATATTGCAGATGAGTGTCACATGCACAGAAACACTGCAGGTAAAATACGTAAAAACTTTGTCAAAGCAGTCGCTTTAGAGGTAGGAATGAAGTAAAGGTGTGCATACCTTGTGCATAGAGGGTATTATTTGATGATATTATGATAGTGTAGAGAAATTCTACAAAGCCATGACAAACGACTCAACAACCTCCCTAAATAATTTTAGGCATCCGATAGCCAAGTCGGGTGTCTTTTTTGTATTTAAAATAAATAGAGTTAATAACGTAAAGTAGGTGATAGTATAAGATGAACGAATTAAATAAACGACAAAGAACATTCGCAGAGGCTTATGCAATACCCGGCACAGAATGTTATGGTAACGCCACTAAATCAGCTATTTATGCTGGTTATAAAGAAAGTAGAGCAGAAGTTACTGGAAGTGAATTAGTAAGAAATAGTAAGGTGAAAGAATACATTAAGGGAGTAGAAGAAAAACTCTTTGATGAGAATATCATGAGTGGTAAAGAGGTACTTTATCACTTAACGAGAACAGCACGCGCAGAACATACTGAAATAGAAGCAATGATAACTAAGACAGGGGAATATAAAGAGAACCCTATCAACGGTAAGATGCAGTTAGTCTATGACGAGAATATTCAATTGGTTCCTAGACCACCTAAAGTAAGTGATCAAAACAAAGCGTTAGAGTTACTAGGTAAGTATCATAAGTTATTTACTGATAAAGTAGTAACCGAATCAACAGAACGCATTCAGATTGTGAATGATTTAGATGACTAGGGTCAGTTTGAAAAAAGTTGTAGGCGGTGGTTACAAAGACTTTTGGAATAATGAACAACGTTACAGAGTAATTAAAGGTGGTCGTGCTAGTAAGAAGTCAACAACAGCTGCATTAAACTTTATTTATCGTATGTGTTTATATCCTGACGCCAACTTGCTTGTGATCAGACAAGTATTCAAAGACCATAAAGACTCAACATATGCTCAGTTGAAGTGGGCAGCGCGTCAATTACAAGTATATGATGAATTTGAATGGAAAGTATCGCCATTAGAGATAATCAAAAAGAATACAGGACAGAAAATAATGTTCAGAGGATTGACGTACTAGTCCTCTTTAAACTCCTTTAATTCGGTGGAACTCCTAACATTAAGTTGAGGACAATACCGAGCGAAGATTCGTTGACGCTAAACAAATAAAAAGGGTATAATGACCCTATACTGATATAGAGGTGTTTATATGTATTTGATTTATTTGTTTAGAGAGAAAAGTAATGACAAAGTAATCTATGTAGGAAGTTCTTCAAGACCAGCAGCAAGATTGAAAGAACATAATCATCAATTGAATGGCATTAAAAAACCTAATAACATTCACAAATATATGATCGAAAAAGGTTTAAAATTATATAAAGATGTGGCGGTTGAATGGGTAGATTGTGCAGACGGAAAAGAAGAAATGCTAAAACTTGAAGAAAAATATTATTATCGTCATTTGAACACAGTTAAAAATGAAAGACCAGCAGAAGATAGAAATGGTTTTTACAATCCTAGAAAAAGAAAAGTCAAATGTTTAAATGATGGCAAACTATTTAGAACGGTTACTGAGTGTGCTAAGTATTATAGCAAAGGCAGAACGACAATCAGTAATGTCTGTATAAAAGAAAAACCTTATACATGGATTAATGATGAAAAGTATTATTTTGAATATGTCAACGAATAACGTGTAACGACTATCGAAAGCACACTTTTAGTGGAAGCGAGTAGAGTACACTCAAGCGAGTGGAAACAGGGAGCGCTAAATTTAGCGAAGATATAGTCTGGACTGCATAGAAATATGCAGAAAATGTTGTAGCGAAACATTTGTAACAAAAAAGTAGACGATCCAATGAGCGTTACATCTGCGACAGTAGAACATGGTTATCTTTGCTGGGCGTGGTTTGAGGAAGCTTTTCAAGTCAGAAAAGAAGATGATTTCAACAAAATAGATATGTCGATACGTGGTTATACTGGCGGTTTATTCAAACAGATTACGCTTACCTTCAACCCTTGGAGTGAGAAGCACTGGTTGAATAACCGCTTTTTTAAATCCGATTCAGATAATATCTTCGCAAAGACAACCAACTATCAATGTAATGAATTCTTAGATGAGCAAGATATAGCATTGTTTGAAGAAATGCGTATCAAATCGCCTAGACGTTACAAAATTGAAGGATTAGGCGAATGGGGAATTGCAGAGGGCGGTATTTACGAGAATTGGCATGAACGATTATTCGATATAAACGAGATTGCTAAAAGACCGAGTGTACAAAGTGCGTTCGGTCTTGATTTTGGTTACACGAATGACCCTACTGCGCTTAGCTGTTCGTTAGTAGATTTAGAAAATAGAGAAATATACATCTTTGATGAGATGTACAAGAAAGCATTGCTCAATGATGAGATAGCAAAGAACATTGCTGACATGGGCTATTCTAAAGAGATTATCATAGCTGACAGTTCTGAACCTAAATCAATTGCTGATTTAAGACGACATGGTCTGCATAAGGTAGTTAAAGCAGATAAAGGTAAAGACAGTATCATGCATGGTATACAGTACATTCAACAGTTTACTATCTTTGTTCATCCTAAATGTACGAATGCAATCAATGAACTTTCAAATTATGTGTGGGCAAGAGATAAGAATGATGAACCAATGAATAGACCGATAGACGAATACAACCACTTTTTAGATGCGTTGCGTTACAGCTTAGAACGCATACGCAAAAAAGACAGAATGAAGAGGTGATTAAGTGTACAATCCAGAGTTTATACAAGACATTAAACGTAATGGTATTGCGCCTGAACATATTGAAAAGCTAATCGACTTGCACAGTGACGATAGATTCAGAATGATGAATTCATACTCACGTTACAAAGAAGATGTAGATGTCGTACCGATTTTTAAACATGATCCAATCAAAGAATATGAAGATTTTGAAACGGGCGGTAACGTCAAGCGAGTAGACCAATATGTGAATAACAAGTTGAATAATGCATTTGATGCAGAAATCATTGATACACGTGTGGGTTACTTACATGGTGTACCTATCAGTTACACAACAGATGATAAACGACAAAAAGAAGTGATTGATGAATTCAATTTAATGAACACAGTAGAAGATTTAGACAGTGAATTAGGTAAAATGGCTGCGATTTGTGGTTATGCTGCACGCTTAATCTACATTGATAAAACAGGAAGTGCAAGAATACGTAATATCAAACCTTTTAATGTTGTATTTATCGGTGATGATATTACTGAACCGACTTATTCTCTTTACTATTACAAAACATTAGATGACAAAGGAAGAGAAAGTTACTACTGCGAGTTCTATGACGATGCTTATTATTACGTTTATACGGGCGATAAAGACGCATTAGTGTTCCAATATAGACAAGAACATCTATCTGACTTTAATCCTCTCTATGGCGTTGCTAATAACGAAGAATTAATAGGTGATGTTGAACGTGTCAGACATTTAATCGACGGTTACAACAGAACATTATCAGACGCTTCAAGTGAAATCAGTCAGACACGCTTAGCTTACCTTGTATTGAAAGGTTTAGGTTTAGAGGAAGATGAAATACAAGACTTGAAACAAAGCGGTGTGTTCGAGTTGTTTGATGAACGTCAAGATGTTAAGTATCTGACAAAAGATATTAATGACACTATGATTGAAAACCATTTAGACAGGCTTGAAAAGAACATCATGCGCTTTGCTAAGTCAGTCAACTTCAATTCAGATGAATTCAATGGCAATGTACCAGTGATTGGTATGAGATTGAAATTAATGGCACTAGAGAACAAGTGTATGACGTTTGAACGTAAGATGACTGCCATGCTGCGTTATCAATTCAAAGTGTTGTTCAGTATATGGAAACGTCGCAATAAGTTCAGTGTTAAAGACACTGATTACTTGTATGTTAAGTTTTCATTCGGTCGTAATGTACCAGTCAATAAGTTAGAAGAAGCACAGATACTTTCAACACTTAACGGTCAAGTTTCAGATGTAACAAGATACGCTCAATCCTCTTTAGTAGAGAACCCAGAGGAAGAAATTGCCTTGATGAATGCTGAAGGGGTTGTGATGGATGATGAAGAATCAGAAGGATATTGAAAGTAAGTTAGATAGATACATTGCTGAATCTGAGACAGTGATACAAGAGATATTTGCTAGGGTTTTGAAGATGATACTTGAATCGTTTACTTTATCCTATGTTAAGTACTCAAAAGAAGATGATCCACACATTACTTGGACGGAATTCAACAAATATAATCGCTACAACAAGATGTTAGATAAAATGGGCGATATGCTTGATGATGAATTTAAGCAGATTAAACAGGAAATCAAAGAAACACAACAAGCTGTGTACTTAGACGGCTTTATGTCTCATATGTATTTGATTGAACAGACATCCGATATTCAAATGTCTTTTACTTTACCAGATGATAAAGTCATTCAAAAAGCGTTAAATCAACCTGTGGATAAGATTAATCTTGATAAAACATTGGAAAAGCACAGAAACAAAGTGCTTGAAAGAATCAGAGTGCATACTGCTACTGGATTAATGGGTGGCAACAGCTACAATGAAATTGCTGAAACTATTGAAAAAGATGTAGGTATGACAGAAAAGCAAGCACGTTTAGTAGCACGTACAGAAGGCGGTCGTTCTCAATCACAAGCGCAGGTAGACGCAGAAGATGTAGCTAAAGAGAATGGTGCAAGAATCAAAGGCTACTGGGATGCTACGTTAGACAGTCGTACAAGACCATCACATGCACATCATGACGGTGTAGAAGAAGATGAGAACGGCAACTTTACTGTAGGTTTATCCACTGGTAAAGCGCCACGCCTACTTGTCGGTGTAGACAGTGCTAAACAAAACATCAATTGCAGATGTAAGAAGTTGTATACTGTGAATGGTATGAAACCTCAAATAAGAGCATCAAGAGACAAGAACAATAAAACAAAACAGATACCTTATGTTACATATATGGATTGGTACAAGGAACGTACAGGTAAAGCATATCCATATAAACCTAATGGTAAGATAAAACGCCGACAGTCGTGAGATTGCCGGTTATTTTTATATATTGGAAGTGAAGCTATGCAACTTTTAAAGCTTGATATAAGCAGAAAGTGAAGGTGATCCAATATCTTGATAGTCATACATTGACTCGACCTAGATAAGTCGTTAAAAGGTCTATTTTTTATGCGTTATTTGCGCAAATAAAACGCAAACGTGATGGGTTGTTATAACACATTGCGGTTGAGAGGAGTAATTTTATGAACTTTGAAGAATTTAAACAGTATTTAGAAGATAACAAAGACAACAAGGACGTGCGGCAGTCTTTAAAAGGATTTGTGACGGTATCTAATAATGACGTTGAAAGCTTTTTAGAGACAGAAGAAGGTAAGCGTTTCATCCAACCGAAGTTAGATAAGTACCACAATAAATCATTGGAATCATGGAAAAAGAACAACTTAGACAATCTAGTTGAAGAAGAAGTGCGCAGACGTCATCCAGAAGAAACGGAAGACCAGAAGCGTATTAGAAAACTAGAAGAAGAGTTGGCTAATCGTGACAAGCAGTCCAAGCGTCAAGAATTGCAGAATAAAGCAATTAAGATTGCACAAGATAAGGGCTTGCCTACTGATTTGGTTGATTTCTTTATCGGCGAAGATGAAGAAGCTACTCAAACTAATTTAGAAAAGTTCGAAGAAAAGGTTAACGAAGTTGTAACTAACAAAGTTGACCAACGTTTTAAAGACAATGGTCGTGATTTTAACGACGCAACAGAACAAACGAATGTACCTACATCTACCTCGATTCAATCGATTATTGAAGACGGTAACATTCGAAACTAACAAATAAACTAGGAGTGATACTATGGCAACACCAAACTACACACCAGATCACGTGTTATTATCAGATGCAAAAACAGGGGTTATCCCGCAAGAACAAGGTAATTTAATTTTAAAAGACATGGTTAACGGTTCGGCAATTATGAAATTGGCAAAAGGCGAAACAATGACTATGCCTAAAAAGTCATTTACGTATTTAGCGAAAGGTATCGGTGCTTACTGGGTATCTGAAACTGAACGTATTCAAACTGCTAAACCTCAATATTTAACAGCAGAAATGGAAGCTAAGAAGTTAGGTGTAATTATTCCGTTATCTAAAGAATTCTTACGCTACACTGCAAAAGACTTTTTCAATGAGGTTAAACCTTTAATTGCAGAAGCATTCTATCAAAAATTTGATAACGCTGTGTTATTCGGTACTGAAACACCGTATGGTGAATCAGGTAAAGCAATTTTTACAGGTGCTAGCGAGGCAGGTAATGTTATTGCGCAAACAGGCGACTTATACAACAATCTGAATGATGTTATGGCTTTAATCGAAGATGAAGATTATGATCCAAATGGTATTTTAACTACACGTTCATTCAAGAAAGATTTACGTGGTGCTGTTGACGGTAATAATCAACCTATTTTTGATGGCGATAATGAAGCGTTAGGGTTACCAATCGCATATACAAATAAAGCAGGTTTCGACAAAGAAAAAGCTGCAGCATTGTTAGGTGATTGGGATTATGCACGTTACGGTATCTTACAAGGTATTGAGTACTCAATTTCAGAAGATGCGACTTTAACTACTTTAGATGCAGATGATGCAAGTGGTAAACCAGTATCTTTATTCGAACGTGATATGTTTGCGCTACGAGCAACTATGCATATCGGCTATATGAATGTTAAACCAGAGGCATTTGGTGCGTTAACGCCAGCATCTCAACCTACTGAAACAGTCTAGGAGTGATATAGATGTCTAATAAACTAATTAAAGTCGAAAAAGACGGAGAAAAATTAGAAGTTACTGAAAAAGCCTTTAGGGTGGTTTATGGACCTAAAGGCTACAAAGAGGTAAAACAGACGCGCAAGCGTACAACTAAAAAAGAAGAGGAGTGATGTAGATGTCACAAACTCTTATCAATGATGTTGAAGACTATTTAAAATCAGAAGGAAAAGAGATAACCTCTGAAAATCGTAAGTTGTTTGAAGCAGATGTAATGGATTGGCTTGAAACAGCGAAGTATGAAACGAACAATGATTTCACTTCATACGCAGATGACACAGGGGTTATTAATTATCCTTACGCAATTGTTAAATTTATCGGTGGAATGATACTGCATAATGAAAAATCAGTAGTTAAAGACGGGTTGAAGTCAAGGTCTATGGGAACGGTAAGTTACACGTTCAAAGACGGTGACGAATACCCGTCTCATTTATTGAGATTATTAGACAGGTTCAGAAACAGAAAGGCAAGGTTCCATGTTTTACGCTGAATTTCCACATCTAATCACTATAGAACGTGTAACAACTCTTAACGACACTTCAACTTATCCACCTAAACAAATACAAGATAAAACAACAACAAATGCTACTGCTTTTTTAGACACGCCTAGCACGTCGCAGAAAGCAGAGTTCAAAGCATTAGGTGTTGAATTATCAAGAATGCTTTATGTTCCGTATAACGTAGATATTAAGCGCTCTGATGTCATTGTATTTGAAGGTGTACGTTACAAGTTAAATGGTGATTTAGAGGACCAAGGCGGCCAACATGAAATAAACAGAGTGCCATTAGTGAGAGTGTAGGATATGGCTAATAGTATAAGTAGAGGACTTCAAAAGTACAAAGCCAAAGTATTAAGCGAGGCTAAACGTGGTGTAGCAGAGACGACAGTGTTATTACACAGCAATGCATCCAGTATGGCACCAGTTGATACAAGTGCATTGAAAAACTCAATTGATATGTCAATCAGTGGTTTTCATGGCCAAGTCAAAGTCGGTGCCAATCATGCTGTATACGTCGAGTTCGGTACTGGTGTATATGCTACTAGAGGCTCACGTGCTAAAAAGATTCCTTGGACTTATTTTAAAGACGGTAGATTCTATACTACTCGTGGTATGGTTGCGCAACCTTTCTGGTATCCGTCGTTAGATATCGCACGCCAATATTTTAAAAGTTATTTTGATTAAGGGAGGTAAGACACATGCAAGCTATATACAGAACAGCTGAACAATCATTATTTAGGGCAGTGATGACAAATTTGTACAAGTCGCCATTATTCGAAAAATTAGAACAGAACATTTTTGACCGTATGCAAACCGACATAGGTATAGATGAAAATGGCAACAATGTACCTCAACTGACTTATGTAGTTGTGGGTGAAACGAACACACTGCCAACTTATCGCAGCAATAGTCATATAGAGAGAATTGCGATTACCTTCCACTTATTCCATAGAAATAACGATAACCAGTATTTGGTTGTGGATGAAACACGCGGATTACTTTCTGACTTGTCATATTATGCACAAAAAGAACCGATAATGGATTATTACAGTTGCAAAGAAACAAGAATAGATACTCAGCAAGTAATTACTGATGTTGACGGTGAAACGCAACATGGTATTTTACGAATTGCTTATACAGTAGATCATAAATTGAGATATAAAAACTAAGGAGTGGATATAAATGGCAGTAGACAAATGGACCCTTATTGGTATTCCAGCGGATACACCAATCGAACAAGCAAAAGCGATTGACTTCGTTTTAGCAGGAACAAGTGAATTCTCACATGAATTCGAAAATGAATTACGAGAAAAAATCAGAGGTAATCGTAAAGATTGGTCTGCAGGTGTTGTAGAAGAAACAATCGAGGTTACATTCCCTTACGACAAAAACATTAAAGGTGACCGAGATTTTAAAGAAGCGTGTAAGTACGGTAAACAAATGCGTTTCTGGATTATTAATAATGATGTGGTTACGTATACAGATGAAGAAACACAAGCAGAAACCGAAGGACATAACGCAACTTTTGCTTATGTAATCCCTGATGGACGTACATTAGAGGTTGATGATGAAGATGAGAATATCGAAGTATCATTAAAAGTTAAATTGAACTCTGCTGACGGTTATGAACCAAAATTACCGCCAGAAATTATTGACCCTTCTGTTGCATCTGCAATCGTTTACGAGTCTATCGGCGAAGCTACAGGCGATGCAGAGGACGCTACTACACAAAATATCTAATTTCATTGGGGGCGCTTGCCCCCTTTTTTATTTATCTATTTTCTAATTAAAAGGAGTAATTAAATTATGACAAATACATTAAATATTAACGGTAAAGACTACACAGCTAAAGGTTCAATCGCATTTGTACGTGAAGCAAAGCAATTTGCAGAAGCGACTGAAAAAGACGGCGTTAAAACTAAAGGTGATGGCGTTACAGGTATCTTTTTAGGATTAATCCAACAAGACCCAGAAAAGTTATCTCAATTCTGGTACTGCGCTGTATCTAATTTAACAAAAGAAAAACCGTCATTAATCGAAGTAGAAAATGCTATTGAAAAATATGCAGAAGAGAACGGAGAAATTGATTCTCTATTCAAAGGCGCATTAAACACGTTAAGAAACGACGGTATGGTTAAGGGAAAGATCAACAACTTAATCGACACAATGTATCAGAACGGCAAAGGCAAAGAGAAAGAATTGGACACGTTCAATCAAATGTACAAAAACGTAACGGGCGAAAATCTGTTCAACAAAGCGGTATAGATTACGACTATATTGTCGAAACTTCAATTCGGTTGTTGGGTTACATTCCTATTCATGAATTGGAACAACTCACAATCAAAGAGTGGGAGTTATATATCAAAGGTGCAAGACATAGACGTTTAGACACATTAGAAGATTTACGAACACAATCTATCATGCAAGCACGTTTATCTGGCGGTAAAGACATCAAGAAAATATCTAAAAACCTTGAACATGAACGTCAATTGATTGATAAGACTGAAACTTCTGTTGAACATGACAAAGCGCATGAAAAGTGGATTAAACGCAAAACAAGAGAAGTACAACGTCAAGCACTTCAACGCTGGTTAGACAGCAAAAAGAAATAGATAAATAAAGGAGGGATTGCGATTGGATGATATAGCACGCTTTATCGCAGAAATAGAAGCAGATATAAGCGACTTTGAACGTGATATTCATAAGGCTATGGCTATGGCAGAAAACTTGCCAGATGATGTGGAAGTGGAACTAAAAGCTACTATCAATGATTTAAAACAAAAGTTGATGCAAGCCGAAGCCTTAGCGAAGCAATATGAAAGTAACGACGCAATAAAAGATTTAAAAGCAAATATAGCTGATTTGCAACAAAAACTCGCAATGGCTAATGCACAAGCTAACGGATTTGAGAGCGATACGATAGAAAAAAGAGTCGAACTTGAAACGGGTTTGTTCAAAGCGGAATTAGCCGCATTGCAAGCCAGATTGGCAGCATTTGAAGCAAATAAGATTGAAAAGAAAATTGATTTAGATACTAACGCATTCAAACGAGGTCTAGTAGCTATCGATAAAGCCTTAAATAGCTATAGTGATAAGATGGACGCCTTAGCTAACGATATTAGAACCACTGGTACAGTTGCGGCGAATGTTTTTAAAGGAATGTTCTTATCATCTATCACTGCTTTAGTACCTGCGATTGCGTCTGTAGTACCTGCTTTAATGGCAGTGATGAATGCTATAGGTGTTGTAGGTGGCGGCGCATTAGGTTTAGCAAATGCGTTTGCGATTACTGGCGCAGGTGTCGTAGGTTTTGGTGCTATGGCAATCAGTGCATTGAAAATGGTAGAGAACGGCACGTTATCAGTAACTAAAGAGGTACAAAACTATCAATCTGCTGTAGATGACTTAAAATCTGCTTGGACTGGCGTTGTCAGCCAGAATCAATCAGCAATTTTTAATACACTGGCAAACGGTATAAACACTGCTAAGGTTGCTTTGCAAGGATTAACACCATTTTTAAGCGGTGTAGCACAAGGAATGGAACAAGCTAGCAGTAAAATGTTGAATTGGGCTAAAACTTCACAAGTAGCCTCTAATTTCTTTGATATGATGGGGACAACTGGTGTAAAAGTATTTAATAATATGTTAAGTGCTGCCGGTTCATTCGGTAGCGGTTTAATCGCAGTTATTACTAATTTAGCACCTTTAACAGAATGGGTCTCACAAGGATTCGCTAAAATGGGCGAATCTTTCAACAAGTGGGCTACAAGTGTTGAAGGTTCGCAAGCAATTCAAGATTTTACTAATTATGTTAAAACTAACTTACCGCTTATCGGCGAAATCTTTGGATCTACATTCAAAGGTATCTTCAACTTGATGAAAGCATTTGCTCCTAACTCGCAATTAATTTTCCAATCTTTAGCAGAAATGGCGAACAGATTTGAAGAGTGGAGTGCTAAAATAGCTGCAAGTGACGGTTTTAAACAGTTTATGGACTATGTACAAACGAATGGACCTAAAGTGTTAGGAGTTTTAGGGAACCTTGTAGGAATTATAATAAATGTCGCTACTGCTATGGCTCCACTAGGCGCTGTTGTACTGGATGCGGTGTTAGCTTTCACTGAATGGTTGAAAAAATTAACAGAAGCTCAACCTATTATAGGAGCTATATTAGGTGTAGTTTCTATTTTAGCTGGTGCTTTCATGTCATTGTATCCAGCTATTCAATTCGTAATGACTGTAATAGTACCATTAATCGGAGCTTTTATAGAGTTTTTAGCCACAAGCTCTATTGTAGAAGGTATTTTAGGTACTCTAGCTGCTGCATTCAGTGCGATAACTGGTCCAGTATGGATTGTAATCGGAGTCATTGTAGCATTGATAGGTATTTTTGTAGCGCTATGGAATTCTTCGGAAACTGTAAGAACATCTATGATAGAAACGTGGAACGCAATTAAAGAAGCAGTCATGCTAGCTGTTAATGCTATCATACAATTTATTTCGCAACTGGTAATGAGGATTCAAGAGATTATAGCGCCTTTAGTCCCTATCTTCCAACAAATTTGGAGTTCAATTGTTACAGTGGTTGAGACAGCAATCGGTATACTTCGACCTATCATAGAGCAAACATGGAATACTATAAAGGCGACTACACAAATTGTGTGGGAAATTATTAAAATGATTATAACTGTTGCGATGGAAATAATTGTAGGTACGATAACAGCCTTATTACAAATTTTATCTGGAGATTGGTCAGGAGCTTGGGAAACTATTAAATCAGCAGGTGAAAGTATTTGGAACGCTATTGTTCAAGCGTGTAAAAATATCTTTAATATTCTCAAAGAATGGTTTTTAAATTTATGGGAATCAATTAAGCAAAATGTTAGTACAGCTTGGGAAACTATTAAATCAACTATAGTTAATAAGGCTCAAGAGATTGTTAATAGCGCTAAACAAAAATGGGAAGAGTTAAAATCAGCAATATCTAGTAAGATGAACAGCATTAAGTCTGACATACAATCGAAGTGGGAATCTATAAAGTCTGATATTTTTAATAAAATACAATCCATTGTAAATGATGTAAGAAGTAAGTGGGAAGAAGTAAAATCGACTATTAGCAATAAGTTAAATTCTATAAAATCAGATATCCAATCAAAGTGGGAGAGTATCAAATCGACAATTTCTAATAAAGTCTCTAGTATAGCAAGTGATGTAGCAAGAGGTTTTGGTGAAGTTGTTAGTAATATAGGTCGTGCTATGAGCGAAGCTGTAGGTTCAGTAGCTCAAGGAATGGGAAGAGTTGCCGGAGAAGTAGGTAGAGGTGTGAGTAATGCAGTAAGAGAAGCAGCTTCCTTTGTGGGCGATATGGTCGGTGCTGGACGTGACTTGATTCAAGGTATGATACAAGGGGTTCAAGCAATGGCAGGACAAATCGCGAGTGCTGCACGTTCAGTTGTATCAAAAGCAGTAAGTGCAGCTAAATCGGCATTAGGCATACACTCGCCTTCACGTGTGTTTATGGAAATCGGTAATTATACCGGTGAAGGTTTGGCAATCGGTATACATCAAATGACAAGTAATGTTGTTGGTGAAGTCGAAAATATGGCCAACCAAATGGAAAAAGCGTATGCACCAGAATTAAAATCAATTAATCCACAAATGAACAAAGACATCAATGGAATGAGTGACAAGATTAATGGTGCGGTAAGTTCTGATATTACAAATGGTGTTGAAGTTGCTCGACCAATTATCAATATCACTAATGAATCTGACTTACCAGCAATCAAAACATATGTGGATGATGAATCTGCTAAAGAGCGTATGCAAAGGAGGATATAAGCCTTGGAATATACCGATTTAATGATAGTCAAAGATAATGAAGAATTTTTAATAAGCAACAATAGATTGACTGGGGACGCATTGAGCGTTTCCAGTTTTATTGTTGGATCTATTATTCAAAATCAAAGGTTTGAATACGGTGACGGTATGAATCGTCGCGTTGATTATGGTTTTGATGATGAATACAGAAAAGCGAAATTGGTTGTAGAAGCAAAGACCAAGTATGGTTATGACATTGCGGCACTGAGAGATGCAATCAATGAGTTGTTTTACGGTACGTATTACATTCGTGAAATGAGATTAACTTACGATAGCGATAAACCTATTAAATATGAAAGTATCGGTAAAACTACTGGGGATATGAATTTAGGCGAGCCGAGACTTGTCGGTGGAAAGCAACTGAAAGTGCGTAGTGTAAGTGAAATAGTGCAGAGTGTAGATGATTTATGGTTTGAATTCGAAGTTGAATTTGAAACGGTGGAATTACCTTACTGGGAAACGTCATATACAACGCAAGACGTTGAGAAAAACAGTAACAATTTAGATTTCGAAAAGTTTGGTACTGTCGATAATTTAAATGTTGATAGGCTCAAATATACTTTTACAGATACAGCATTTGAAGTTTGGAACGCTGGTAATGTTACGGTTCGCCCTGAAAACATGAAGTTGAATGTTAGGTTATCTAGCTTAGTAACGGATGGCAACTTTGTTTTGATCAATGAAACTACAGGTGAAAAATTTGAGTATAAACAGCCGAGAACAGGAAATACCGTAGATTTGAACGGTACAAAAGTTCTGGTCGGCTTAATAAATAACAAGTTAAGAGATACAAACAGAAAGTTCATCAGTATTGTACCAGGTATCAATAAATTTAAAATAAGCGGTGGTAGCGTTGCAGATGTGCAGTTTGACTTTCCGTTTTATTACGTATAGGAGGGAATAATTTGGTTAACAGACATATACTAGATGGTTTTTTTGATAGAAGGAGTGTAAACGGCGTTAACAGTAATTTCGAATTCCTTTTCAGTCTTGTAGAAAAACTTTTGTTTGACTTTACTGATGTTGATAAGAAACTTACAGATAAAACTGCTTTAGATGAAATGAATTTTAACTTTGTCTTTGAAAACTTAAACAAAGTAATGTCATTATCAGAAGAGGCGAAAATAATTCTTGAAAAAGCAGAAGAAGTTAATTCGCAAAATACTAACGTTCAGCAACAATTAAATCAGTTGATTTTAGAAGAAAGTACAAGTGATGCTGAAGTTATACAAGCAAGAGTTGATTTAGATGGTGTTACTAGCGATACATTAAAAGAAAGGATTGACAGCTTACAAAAAGTTGTTAAGGAAACATCTCAAAAGAACGCCCTTTACGAAAAGGTATATAATACTTTTGAAAATTACACACCTCCATCGGACTTAAAAATTGTAGTACCTTTTAAAGTAGCAACATCTTATAGCGGTAATACTTCGATTGATTATGATGTGTCAGTTAATAAAAATCCAGTGACAAAAACACACTATGTAGATGTAAAGAAAGGGGATAATTCTAACCCAGGGACACAATCGTTACCGTTCAAATCAATTAATAGAGCACTTAGATATGGCGATGCAGATGAAATTATAGTTAACGAAGGTGTATACGGATGGACTGACGGATTCAGTGGTTTCTCACAAAGTAAGCCATTTAATTTGATAGGTATAGGTAAAGTATTAATCGGTGCACACCGTGATGGTTTGATTTGGAGTCAAGATTCTACGTACTCAAATGTTTATCAAGCAAATGCTACCAGTGTAATTGAATTAATAGATTATCACAATATGAATGACATCAAATTCTTAGATAAAGTGAATAGTGTGGAAGAAGTATCGCAAAAAGCAGGCACATATTTTATTGACAGTTCTAATAATATATACATTCGTACACATGATTCCAGAGTTCCTGACGATCAAATTCTTCCTAATATGTTTAATGATGCGGTAAAAATCACTGATAATGCTAAAGTTTACTTTGAAAACATAAGATTTACTAATAGTGTTAAATTAATCGCAACGACAGCAGGTAAGAACTTCTTTGCAAAAGACTGCTATTTTTCTATTGGCAGTGGCGGTAACGCATTAAGTATTGAGGGATATGATTTCAATATTATACAAAGATGCGTAGCTAAACATGCAACAATGGACGGTTTTAATTACCATATTAAAAATGGTGTTTTACCTAAAGTTATTGAAATTGATTGCAAAGGTTACGACAACGGACGTAATGGTGCTGACCAGAACAACGGTTCGACTATGCACGATGGCGGACACATTATGAGAATTAACGGAGAATATTATAACAACGGTGGTCCTAATGTGATTGATGTCAATGAAGGTACAGTGTCAGTGAATATCGGCGTACACTCACATCATTCAAGAGCATCAAAAGGTACTATTTCTAACGCTAGTTTTAAAAATGGAAATCTAGGATCATCAAAAATGCATTTAATCAACTGTGTTTCAAACGGAAGCGATTACTCTATAGTAACAGCATCTTCTGAAAGCAGCGTAACGGCAGTTGAAAATTCATTGCTTATAGAGCCGCGTACTGAAGTTTGATTAGAAGGGTGATTGAATGTTTATAAGAGACTTGCAAGGAAATGAGTACACGCTATTTACAGATTTCGAACACATTGATGAGTTGAATACGAATGATAGTATAAGAATGCAGATTCCCTATGATAAAAATCACAGGGAATTTTTAAGTCAAACAACCGATTTAGAACATTGGATTATCGGAGATATTGTTGGCATTAATGAGTATCGTATCGTTTATTCGAAGAAAGTCACGAAAGGTAATAGTTTTTACGTTGACATCATTGCCAACCCAGAAGTGATTGAAAGATTAGATGAGTTAAGAGTGTATAAACGTTATGATCAATATTTTACAGATGTTCAATTTTTCAACTTAGTATTTGCAAATACACCTTTTACTGTAATGATTAATGGTTCATCAGCTTCATTGATGTGGGAAGGTGTGGGTGATGGAGAAAGTAAATTGAGCATGTTTAAACGAGGTATTAAACGATACGGCTTTGAATTTAAAATTGTTGGTAATGTTGTTTATTTATATGACAAAATCGGCAACGATACCAATTATGAATTCAGGTATAAATTAAACGCTGCGAATATCGTTAAAGAAACAGATTCGCAAGAGTTTTTTACAGCAATTAGAGGTTACGGGAACTATGACCAAGACGAAAAAGATATAGACGGTAAAGCGTTACTAAAGGATACCTACATCAGCCCATTAGCTTCTGTTTATGGCGAAAAGTGGGCGCCACCTTTGCGTGATGGACGTGTAAAAGTAGCGAGTACCTTACGTAAAGAAATGGAACGTATTGTAGATGAATCTTTAAAAATCAGTTTTTCTGCTGATATTTATGATTTATCAAGACAAGGATATGACTATCAACACACTGTTTTAGGTGATCGCGTATTTTTAGTAGATGAACGTATCAAAGAAGATGTTGAAGTACGAGTGGTTAAAAAAGAAGTGAAATACAGTGCTAAAAAAGAAATTAATGATTTAAAACTCACTTTCGGGACAGCTAGTATGACAGATGCTTACAAGTCTTCACTGCAGACTACCGTAAAAGAGTTTTCAGAAATAATGGCAGGTATAAAAGCATTACCTTTTGCTGCATTAGATATTGTTAGTCGTTCTATGGTAAGTAAAATCCAAAACACATCAAGCGAGTTATTATTTGATGATATGGGTATTCATTCGGTTGATAAAAATAACGCAAATAATATTGTGACAATGAACAGCAGTGGGTGGATGTTATCAACTGATGGAGGAAATACAGCGAAAACTGCGCTGACCGCAGAAGGTATTGTAGCAGACGCGATTACTACTGGAACACTCAATACGCAGTTAGTAACAATCGTCGGTGAAAACAGCTTAATATATATGAATGGACAAGAGATAGGCGCAACAAGTAATACAACGAAGTCACAAACGTTTATCAGACCGAGAGGTCTTTATATTACTCGACCAGACGGTGCTGTTTATATGCAAGATGGTGTACCGTCAATGTCATTCGACGTTCAGCCCATTTCATTCTATGCTGACGGAATTGTCACCTTCGACGGAAGATTTTATCGTACATCGAGTACAAACTTTGAGATCTTCAATGTAGTTTATGCAGAGCATTCAGCACGTTACATTACATTTACTTACCTTGCTGACTGGGGTGCTGAAAGTGAAAATTCTCATGGTAATGTAGGTTTACGTATTGAGGAATTTGGCGACTTAAATGTATCAGCGCAAGAATCTGTACTTGCGGGCAATAACATATCGACTCAACAAGGAAATATAACGCTTGACTTAGGTACGCCAACGTATAAACCGCTCTATTTCTATTTAAAAATAAAAAATGAGAGTGGAAACACTAAAAACATTGCACGCATGCGAACACTGCGTGTGTATATGAGGGGGTAAACACAATGGTATGGACATTGTATTTAGAAATCCGAAATGGTCATTATGAAATTGTACTCGGCGGTAGTAATATCGTTCCGACAAAATCATACGACAAAGTGTTGCAAACTACCGAACGAATTGCAAGACAATTCGACAAGGTATACTTCGACGGGGAACACCTCCGATTAAAAGAGGGTGAAGAATTGTTAACGATTGAGGAATTGAATGCGAAACGATTGGAAGGATTGCCCGATAATCCTATCGCTAATCCAACAGGTGCAGTATACGACGTTGTTATTTAAGAGAATCGCAGTCGCATTGATTGCGGTTCTTTATTTTATAGAAAAGCAGGTGAAACAATGAAAAGAACAGACTTAGGCGAATCACTCGCTTTTGTGATGATTGCAGGCTATGCAATTTTTACATTTATGAGAGGTTTATTTTGGTTTGTAGAAGATGATGAAGTGATTGCAGATTCGGAATTTTATTCAGCTTTGAATGATGTGATGCCTATCTGGATATGGGGGTTATTGTTAATGGTTGTAGCAATAATTCTATTCGCGGCAGCATGGTTGATACCGAGGTATCGTTTGACGAACACATGCCAAATATTTTTAATTGTGGGCGGTATCGGTGCATCGATTATTTATTTTTTAATGGCAAGCGCAAGTATATACAATGCGATTAACTGGTTGACATGGGCGCAATTTGCGGTATTGACTGCCAAAAGCGGCGGTATGGCGTTTATCGGAGGAATGATGCTCAATGACAAACGCAAGTGAATATCTGGCAAAACATGAATTCGAAGCTGCTAAGAATAAGATATACGAACGTATCAATGATAATGACCGTAAGCATACAGAAGCAATCAACACATTAGAAAAGACGGTCAATCGGCAAATATCCTTACAAGAGCGCTCCTTCGAATCACAAGAGCGTTCTGAGAAGCATTTAGAAAAGCTGAGTGGAACAATGGAACGTTTAGGTGATGAAGTGATTGATATTAAATATAAAGTCAAATCACATGATGACACCTTGCATAATGTCCAAAGCGTCATTTCTGAAAAGCAAAAAGGCAACACACAGATAGGTGTCGCAATTATATCAGGCGTAGTTGCGGTTATCGTTGCGGCATTCGGATTTGCACAAGTATTTTTCTAAGTCGGCGCACTGCGTCGGCTTTTTACTATATGGAGGGATTTTATGAATTGGAAATTAAGGATTAAAAATAAAACAGTATTAGGTGGGTTAATTGGTGCTTTACTATTATTCATTAAACAAGTCACAGAACTATTTGGATTAGACTTGTCTACACAATTAGAACAAGTGAGTGCCTTAGTGGGTACAATTATTACTTTACTTGTCGGCTTAGGTGTTATTGTAGATCCGACAAGCAAAGGTATTAAAGACAGCGGTATTGTACAGACCTACACAAAACCTAGAGATAGTAATAATACAGATGAAATGGTTCAGTGGCAGAATCAAGCACATGCGCCTGAAGTACAACAGTTTCAACCTAAAATATATGATACAACGCAGCCTTTTACAGATGATTCAGATGAAATCGGATTTGATGTGAACGAATACGAACATGGAGGCGGTTCAGATGACAGCAACACTGACTAAAGAGGAATTCATAAAGTGGCTCAATAATTCTGTAGGGAAGCAGTATAATGAGGACCTTTGGTACGGTTTCCAATGTTTCGATTATGCAAATGCAGGTTGGAAGGTGTTATTCGATCACCTTCTTAAAGGTATAGGAGCAAAAGATATTCCAAACGCTAATGATTTCACTAATGAAGCGACAGTATATCAAAACACACCTGATTTCTTAGCGCAACCAGGTGATCTAGTTGTATTCGGAAGCAACTATGGTGCAGGATACGGTCATGTAGCTTGGGTGATTGAAGCAACTTTAGACTATATTATCGTTTTAGAGCAAAACTGGCTTGGCGGTGGCTGGACTGATGGTATCGAACAACCTGGTTGGGGTTGGGAAAAGGTAACACGTCGCCAACATTCCTATGACTTCCCTATGTTTTTCATTCGTCCCAAGTTCAAAACGGTAACAGCGACACGTTCAGCACAATCACCTACACAAAGTGTTAAAAAAGCTAATTCTAAAAAGAAAGCAAAACCGGTTAAATTAAACATTGTCAAAGATGTAGTAAAAGGTTACAACTTACCTAAGCGTGGATATAATCCGAAGTTTATTGTTATTCATAACGACGCGGGAAGCAAAGGTGCGACAGCAGAAAACTACAGAAAAGGGCTAGTAAATGCATCTTATGAACGTTTAGCAATAGGTATTGCCCACAGTTATGTTTCGGGAAATACCGTTTGGCAAGCGTTAGATGAATCGCAAGTCGGTTGGCATACTGCTAATCAGTACGGGAACAAGAACGGTTACGGTATTGAGGTCTGTCAGTCAATAGGAGCAGATGATAAAACGTTCTTAAAAAATGAACAAGCCACTTTCCAAGAATGTGCAAGACTATTGAAAAAGTGGGGGCTACCTGCCAATAGAAATACTATCAGGTTGCATAATGAATTTACATCTACATCTTGCCCGCACAGAAGCGCAGAGCTCCACACAGGCTTTAATCCAGTCACACAAGGGTTATTGCCTAAAGATAAGCAATTGAAGCTTAAAGACTACTTTATTAAGCAAATTAGAGCTTATATGAACGGTAAAGTACCTGTTGCTACAGTTACTCAAGGTACAAGCGCATCAAGCAACACGGTAAAACCAGTCGCAGGAGCGTGGAGACGTAATAGTTATGGCACTTACTATATGGAAGAAAAGGCAAGATTTACGAACGGTAATCAGCCGATTATGGTGCGCACTGTTGGACCATTCACAAGTTGCCCACATGCTTATGATTTCCAACCAGGTGGCTATTGTGATTACGACGAGGTTATGTTGCAAGATGGTCATGTGTGGGTAGGTTATGACTGGGAAGGACAACGATATTATCTACCAATTCGTACATGGAACGGTGTCGCACCACCTAATCATGGTGTGGGCAAACTTTGGGGTAGTATCAGTTAAATAAATATGTTATTTTAGAAGCAGTTGTTATTGTTATTTGCATGAATTGATACTATATTATGTTATGAGTTCATGGATTGTGATGTCCGTGTTTGAGGGTTACCTACGGGTAGCCCTCTTTTTTTATGCTATAATATAGATATAGACTAGTCAGAATATAACGACTATGCCCCCACTCCTTTTTAGGCAGACAAGTTCTGACGTGGGGGTATTTTGTAACTTTGATAAGTTATATACAATTAGGAGTGGATTGTATAGCCCGGCAGAGGCCTAATATCTGACTGTTGGTCCCGCAGGAGACTTCTTCCTTGCCATCCACTCGTATACATAATCCCTACTAACTTTTTGACAGTATCAATATACTGTATTAAAATAATATACGCAATATCGATAAGGTATTGCGCGTGTGTTATTGTTTCTCTATTTCCCACTACTTTTTTTATGTTGAATGTTGAAATTTTAAGTTGAAAAAGTCTTGATGAACATAAGTATGGATAATAGGGCTTAGAGGTTGCTTCGGCAGCCTCTTTTTTTTATGCATTAATTCAAATAAACTATTGCATAATAAACAAATGTGTAGTATAATTATATTTGTAAGTTAGTTAATGACTTACAAACCACCATGAGAGGAGGTGGTTAACATTGGAGGACATCATAAAAATGCTGACGCTCATCATACTTGCAACAGTACAAAGAACGCCAGCAATTATAAAACAACTAAGAATATGGCATCTAGATTATCTTAAAGCCAAGAAAGATAATCAGAAAAATGATTAATCCATCAGGGGCGAAAGCCCCTACCTCTTTTCATGGTTATTATATTACAGATAGGTGGTAAATTCAAATGAAGATAACTTTTACAGTAATTACAATTATATTTATCCTATTGTTACCACAGATAATCAAGTTAGCAAGAATCAAACACATGAAGTTATTAGGTTATAGATATGAAGGTGAGCAACTTGTCAGAATACAAAAAAATGATAATTGAATTAATCGAAAGTGATATAACAGGTTACCAAATCCACAAAGAAACTGGCGTATCGCAATATGTGATTTCGCAATTAAGACAAGGCAAACGCGACATTGATAATTTGACTTTAAATACAACTGAGAAATTATATGATTATGCAAAAAACCACCTGACTTAGTAGGTGGATCTATTTATAAATGCGGTATACACACCAGGTCCCTAAAGTCCCTAAAAAGTCCCTAAACTTTGAAAAACTATGATAGTCTATGAAAGTGCAATAAGCTATAAACCGCATGGTTAAGGGATTTTAATAATCTATGAAATTAAAAAGTATTCTCACAAGGCAAAAATCATTTAATTTACAAACATGCGATCAGCACATTCACACAAGAACCATCAGTGGTTGAGTAATTTGTTCGTTTGTTTAATTCTAAAACCCAATCATCAGGAAAAAACATCATGTAACGGTTAGATTGCATATAATCTCACAATAGATGAATCATGTTGAACTGAGTTTTAGTACAAATTTATTTATTTAATTAATTGGTATAGGTAAAAACACGAAGAGCAGCGTCTGGTATTAAGTGATATAACTTAGTGCATAGTCGTTGCTTTTTTAATCATTCAATACATAAAAAGACCGTCTTATAATCATATGGTTCATGGTTATAAGGCGGTCTTTATTGTTCATTATAATAGTTCTTCGATATCTGATTTGATTTGACTTGGATTTTTTTGTGGTGAGAAACGATTGACTACATTGCCATCTCTATCTATTAAGAACTTAGTGAAATTCCATTTGATTTTACTATTGAAAAATCCATCTTGTTGTTCTGTTAAGTATTGATAAAGTGGATGTTGTTCAGGTCCGTTCACTTTAATTTTTTCGTGCATTGGGAAAGTTACCCCATAATTAATTTTACAATTTTGCATGGCTTCTTGACCGTTACCAGGTTCTTGCTTGCCAAATTGGTTACAAGGGAATCCTAATACGACAAAGCCTTGATATTGGTATTGTTCGTAAAGCTCTTGCAAGCCTTCAAACTGTGGCGTAAAGCCACATTGACTCGCTGTGTTGACGATTAACATGACCTTTCCTTTGTATTGATCTAGTTGATAGGTTGTGCCATCGGTTTTTGTAACTTCAATATCATATATGCTCATGTTTTCTTCACCTCGATGTCCCAAACTTAACACATTTCGCCTGAATAGTCTTTAGATATGCTCTATGATAAAATGGAATAGATTACTAGTAGATTGAATAAACATTCAAAATGACCGTAAAATGAATTTAAGGAGGATACATTTTTGCCTCAAGAGAGAATATTTGATACAGAAGAAGCGGTAGAAAAAGCATTATTAATCGGGATCGATGCATATGATGAAAAACAATTCGATTTCCGTGAAACCATGGATGAATTAAAAGCACTTGCTGAAACATGCCGATTAGATGTTTTAGGTGAAATTACACAACAAAAAGACCGCATTGAAGATAAATCGTATGTTGGTAAAGGTAAATTACAAGAAATTAAAGATTATGTAGAAATGTATGATGTCGATGTCGTTGTAGCTAACGATGAACTGACAACTGCACAATCTAAAAGTCTGAATGATAATTTAGGTATTAAAATTATAGATAGAACCCAATTAATATTAGAAATTTTCGCGATGCGCGCAAGCAGTAAGGAAGGTAAACTGCAAGTTGAATTAGCACAACTTGATTATTTAATGCCACGTCTGCAAGGTCATGGTAAAAGTTTATCTAGACTTGGTGGCGGTATCGGAACAAGAGGTCCTGGTGAAACAAAATTAGAAACAGACAGACGTCATATTCGTCGCCGTATGAATGAAATCAAACACCAACTTCAAACTGTAGTCGAACATCGTGAACGCTATCGTTCTAAACGTAGACAAAATCATGTGTTCCAAGTAGCTTTAGTAGGTTATACGAACGCTGGTAAATCAACTTGGTTTAATATTTTAGCGGATGAATCTACGTATGAAAAAGATATTTTATTTGCTACATTGGATCCGAAAACACGCCAAATCCAAGTGAATGATGGTTATCATTTAATTATCTCTGATACAGTTGGTTTTATTCAGAAGTTACCGACTACGTTAATTGCCGCATTTAAATCCACATTAGAAGAAGCGCGCGATGCGGATTTACTACTTCACGTCGTTGACACAAGTAATGAAGAATATCGTACGCAGTATGATACGGTTAACCGTATCATTGGCGATTTAGATATGGATAAGATTCCACAAGCAGTCATCTTTAATAAGAAAGACTTGAACGAAGGACCAACCCCTGCATCTCAATTGCCGAATGTATACGTTTCAGCACGTGATGAAGCGGATGAAGAAAAAGTAAGACAGTTATTAATAGACCAAGTAGAAAAACAAATGGAACCTTATGAAGAGACAGTTCCTGCAGATGATGCAGATCGTCTATACTTCTTAAAACGTCATACGTTGATTCATAAACTTGAATTTAACGAAGAAAATGAAAGTTATGAAGTAGAAGGTTATAGAAGAAAAGCAGAAGAAAATGGAGAGAAGTAAGCACCATGGATTTAGAACAAATTATTCAAGAAACAGAAACAGAATTACAACCTTATTTTAAAACAATTGAAGCTTGCGCTTATCGTAATCAAGCGAAAGTGTTAGATGCCTTTCACGCAGTGAAAGCGACAGAATCTGATTTGCAAGGGACAACAGGTTATGGTTATGACGACATCGGTCGTGACCATTTAGAAGAAATCTATGCGCATACGTTTAAAGCTGAAGATGCGTTAGTCAGACCGCAAATTATTTCTGGTACGCATGCGATTACTGTGGCTTTACAAGCCAATCTAAAACATGGTGATGAATTATTATATATTACCGGCAGCCCTTACGACACACTGTTAGAAGTCATCGGTGTCAATGGTAATGGTATCGGCAGTTTAAAAGAGAATGGCGTATTATATAACGAAGTCGCTTTAACAGAAACTGGACAAATTGATGTTCCTGCAGTACTGAATGCGATAAATGACCATACAAAAGTGATCGCAATACAACGTTCTAAAGGTTATGATCAACGCCCATCAATTATGGTGGATGAAATTAAACGTGCAGTGGCTGATATCAAAGCAGAACATCCTGATGTGATTGTCTTTGTAGATAATTGCTATGGAGAGTTTGTAGAAGATGAAGAGCCGATTGAAGCAGGTGCAGATATCATGGCAGGTTCACTTATTAAAAACCCAGGTGGCGGTTTGGCACGTATCGGCGGCTACATTGTTGGTAAAACAAATTTAATTGAACGTTGCGGTTATCGTTTGACTGCACCAGGTATTGGAAAAGAAGCCGGAGCTTCTTTAACTGAGCTGCCAAGCATGTATCAAGGCTTCTTCTTAGCGCCACATGTGGTTAGTCAAAGCTTGAAAGGTGCATTATTTACAAGTTTATTTCTAACGAAATTAAACATGAATACTGTACCGGCATTTGATACACCAAGAACGGATTTAATTCAAACTGTTCAATTTGATACAGCAGAACAAATGATTCGCTTCTGCCAATGTATTCAAGCCGCTTCACCTATCAACGCACACTTCAGTCCAGAACCAAGTTACATGCCGGGTTATGAAGATGATGTGATTATGGCAGCTGGGACATTCGTACAAGGTTCATCTATTGAACTTTCAGCAGATGGTCCAATCAGACCGCCATATGAAGCTTATGTTCAAGGCGGCTTAACGTATGAACATGTTAAGTTGGCAGTCACAAGAGCTGTTCAACAAATGAATGAAGAAGGTCTTATCTAAAAAATAAAAAGTCGACATAATTTTTAAGGCTTGGAGAGGTTTCCTATTGGCAATGTTTCGCGAAATGTTTTTATGGATTGTACTTTTAATTTTTAATATAATAAATACAATCTTATTGTTATTAAGTGGAAAATTACTATTTAACGTTCCTCTTTGGGTTGCTTGGTCTTTATGGGGTACTGTCACACTTATAATTATTGGGTTAGTTGTTTTTAGAAAGATAATGCAAAGTAGATACTCTTCTTTAAATAGCAGTTTAAGATTATCAATTAAATTAAATGAAAATGAATATTTTTTTCAAACGCCTTTATAT